GTCGTTACATCTAGTTCACTTACGACTGCTTGAGTGGCTTTTGTCAGGTCCACCAGCCGATCCTTGTCACCGCCATACTTGTAAACAAACTCGTATGCGTCTTCCTTGATCTCATCGAGCTGGAGGTCTACCACTCGGATACTTTTTGTAACCGACTTGAGAGCTGCAACTGCCTTCCTTGCGTACTCCCAGCCCACCGTGTCGTTGTCAGGGACTATCGCAATGGTGAGTCCGACTAGGTGCTTGACGACATCTTCTGGGAAATTGCTTGCACCGTTGTGCGTACAGGTTGCCACCACACCTAAAGACTTGAGAGCGTCGGCTGCCTTCTCGCCTTCGCACAAGAAGACTGTGCGTCCTGTTTTGCGTGCAAAGTCCACCTCTGGCAGGTTGTAAGGCACGATGTTCGCACCCGTCATTGATGCGTGCCGTCTACCGTTCTCGTCCACCCTGTACTGCTTGTATGTCTTTCCCTTTGAGTCAAAGGTCTTGTAGCGTTGCTTTATGTGCTGGACGACCCCATCCTCATCGGTGTAGTGCCACTCCTGCTCCAAGACAGGTTCTTGCTGTTTAGGTAACGGCTTGATCTGGGTGAGGAAGTCTGTGGGATTGGGAAGGTCTGGCAGCAACCCAAAGTCCTTGACAGCATTGAAGACAGACTCCTGAGAGCACCCACTAAAGCACTTGAATAACGGCTTGCCTTCGTCTGTCTCTGACACGCAAAGACTTGGATTCCTGTCCCCGTTACCCTGCCCGTGTGTGCTTACAGGACAGCTCGCCATCCATTGCCCGTTCACCTTCTTTGCGTTGCCAAGCGCTTGCGCTATTTGTTCGGCTTGCATTCGATGTTCTCCACTTCTTGTATTCTTTTGCCTATCCATGCCATCACAGGCACAGCCATTGAGTTACCCAAAGCCTTGTATCTTGGTCCGTCTGGGGTTGCCTTGCCTTTTGACTTTATGTCCGTGTAGTTGTCTGGGAAACCTTGGAGTCTCTCGCATTCCACAGGAGTCAGGCGGCGTACTGCCATTTGTTGAAAGACATTTGGCACATGATGATGATCTTGTCCAGTATCAATCGTCTTTGAAATATCGCCAGTTACTGTGTTGTTGTAAGCATCAAATCCAACTGCAACCGCCATCGGGTTTTTAGCCTCAAGCGTTTGACTCGTTTCAGAGTTTTCGCTTACATGCTGAGTGCTAAGTACAGAACTAAATGTCATTGGATGCGTTACGCATGGTTCTCTTTGCCCACCACCCATTGTGTTTAATGTTGGTGATGCACCGTCCATTGGATAAATTCTAGGCACTCCATCTGGTGATCTAGGTTCAAAGAATATTGGTTGAGCCACATGCATCTGACTACCTTTAGCCAAGGTGCTGACTGGCAGATTAGGTTCAACCCTTGTGCCGTTGACCTTGCTAGTGATCTGCGCCATGTCGAAACTAATTGGTTGCGTCACGCCATGCACATCAAGTCTATTTAATGTGAATGAAACCTCTTCGTTCCATCCATCACCATTTGAGCTTTGAGATGTCTGTCCAGACCCTTGCAAAGAAAATACTGGGACCATCTTTGCTGAGTTCTTATTCATGCCGTCTGTTCCTGCGTCCTTGTAGTCCCTTGCGGATAGTGGACCAGTCAGTTCTACGCCACAGTCGTAACTGCCTTGAGTGCTGTCTCCAATGCTGGCGGTAGCACCTTGCCTCTTTTCTCTGCGCGGCGCAGTATTCCCTGACATGCTGTAGCGCTCAAAAAGTACCGCTGCGGCACTTCGCCAGTCTCCAAGACATCCGACAACAAACACACGACGGCGGCGCTGTGCCACTCCGAAGTATTGAGCGTCAAGAATCCTGTATGCGAACCCATACCCGAGTTCCCCCAACCCTCCGAGGAAGGTCCCAAAATCTTTTCCTCCGTTAGATGACAAGACACCGGCAACATTCTCCCAAACCAACCATTTGGGGCGATGTTTGTCAGCAATGGCAAGATAGGTAAGCATGAGGTTGCCACGAGGGTCATCCAGTCCCTTTCTGAGTCCTGCGACTGAGAAGGACTGACAGGGAGTTCCTCCGACGAAAACATCGATATTTGACTCAAAATTCCACTCCTTAAATTTAGTCATGTCGCCAACATTTGGCACATCTGGGTAGTGATGCTTGAGGACTTCGCTAGGAAACCTCTCAATCTCACTAAAGGCAACTGGCTTCCACCCTAATGGATGCCATGCCACGGTAGCGGCTTCAATTCCGCTGCATACCGACAGGTAATTCATTCTTGTCCTTCTAATAGTTCTAATCTCTGCTCCAGTTCGTAGACCCTCTGAGCCAACGCAATAAGAAGCAGCATCCAAAATTCTTCTTCGTTTTCCATAGAGGAAAAAAAACGGGACTGACCGTTAGATCAGCCCCGTTTCTCCTAAGAGTTAAAACATCTCGTCGTCATCAATCGCACTAGCCATAGCAGTCTTAGGCGCTGCTTTTGCTTGCGGTGCTGGAGCTGGTGCTCCCATCGTGATCTTGCCGTCACTATCAAATGATTGCGTGCCATCGTCCACAGCGTCCATGCCAGCAGGACGATCAATCCACGACACCACATCAAAGTTAGGAATGCGTGTAGTGCCTTTGCCGATCTTCTCTAGCGTGCTTCCCTTGTACTCAATGACGGGTAACTTATCCGCATTTGCAGCCTGACCCGCCTCGATTGCTTTCCAGAGCTTTTCCAAGCCCATGTTAGGACCTGTACCGTTGGCTGACCATTCAGCGAGTCCCATCTCCTTGTTGTAGAACTTGATGGAGAAACCGCGCTTATGGTCTGCGCTTGGCTGTGGTCCTTTCTTACCAAGACTTGCGTCTGGTTGCCAGTCGCGCACACCTTCTCCGAGGTGCATCCAACCAGTCTGCAACGAGTCAGTATCCACAACCATTTTCTTTGGCGTGAATTCCTCTTTGTTGCTGTTGAGCCATGCGTTAGCAGATGGCATAAAGCGGATGTAGTTACCACCGCCAGATGATGATGAAAGATTAAGCATTTGAGCCTTTCGAGTTTATGTTGCACAGGGCAACGGTTTGGGGGAATGGATTATTGACCTAAAGAATAGTCACGCGCAAGGGTTAAACCACTACTCTCTTTGCGTGTGAGCGTGTCAATTAAGTCTTTTGATTCTTTGGGCAACAGTTTGGCTGCCTCAGATGGGCTAATTAGTTCGCTAGAGACCAACTTATCTGCTGGGATACCAGCGTCGTGTAATGCGTGCTTTGCTGCTGTCTCATCAATCCATTTGCGGTAGGCACGCTTTGCAGTCATCTGCCAGCCCTTGATAACTTCACCTGCTTCGATGCGAGTGACAGCGTGTGCGCGTACAGCATCGATGAACTTCTCAACAAGCGGAGCGCGATCAAGTAAGTCTGCGATCTGTTCTGGTGTGAGCGTAGTCGCCAAAGACTTCATCTCTTCCTTAGTCATTACCGCAAGGTTTGGTGTAGCAGCAATGACCTCGAACCCTTTACGCTGTGCAGGACACACCGCCTTCGCTGGACACCATTGGCAACCATCTTCTGTTGGCGTGGGATCGGTATCACCCTTCTTTATGGCTTGTATTGCTGGAGTTAACCTCGTCGCTGCCCAGTCGTTCAATTCCTTAAATGTGATCTTGTGAGTGCGTGGTTCACCGTGATGGGGTTGAATGATCGACAGCTCGATGTTGCTGAACTCTGTCTTTGCGTGACGCATCGCACCGATGGCGTATATCTTCATCTGGTCACTATCAGCGTCGACATAGCCTCTGCCAGTCTTCAAGTCTGCAATGACCAAGGTTGACTTCTCGTCGTTCCATGCCACCACATCGGCAGTACCACCCAGCTCGATGTCCTTGTCCTTGTAGACGGTCACATACTGCTCAACCTTGAGAGTGCCAAGACGCAACTCCAAATCCCTGATGTGGTTCACATGAGCCATTGCAAAGTCAGCGTTCTGCTCTGTGATCACAATGTCCTTGACGGTCTGACCAATCCAGTCGTATGGGCTTGCGTTAGTGAGGTATGCAGTCTCAGCCACCTCATGTATCGCAGTACCAATCTGAGCAGCCTCTCCTGCTGGCGTGTAAGGGATGTCGGCACACAGTCTCACAGATGCAGGACAAGAGAGCCAGCGTGTTGCTGCCGATGGGCGTAGTTTGATCATTTATTGTTTTCCTGTAAATACAAAATTGTGTAGATGCGACCACGCACCTCGTTAGTGACTGCGTGACCGAGCTGCTCTGGATCGAGCAACTCAGACAGCAGCTCGTCTCTTACCTTGAGTTTGGTTCTGGTGTCCTCCAGCTCCTTCGTCAACCAGACAATGTGCTCGCGCATGGTGTTGCGTTCTTCGTCGATCATTTGTTACCTCTCGCCCTGATTGCTTGAGCAATCCAAGATGCCCTATATTTTTCTAGTGGACCAATGCTCATATCTTTAGACACTTCATCGCAGATAGCAGCACAGGCTTCGCGTTCTTGCAACGCTACCAATTCAGCAAAGTCTTTCAGATCGCTGCCGATCTCATACCACTCCATGCCAGCCTCTTTAGCCAAAGCGTTTACTTCTTCTTGTGTCATAACTGCTTCAACCCCCACATAGCAATGAGCACAGCCTCAGCGCGACCGTCGTGCTTAACCAACTTAAACCAGTCCTGCTTGTCTGGGAATAACTCCATTGCGCGGTGTCTGGATGCGTCCTTGCCGTAGCCCTTGTTCATAGTCCTTGCCCAGACTGCTGGCTGGACATAAGTCACAGGCACTTGGAGCGCTGCTAATACGCCTTCAATGACCCCAGCAGAGCGTCCAAACGCAAAGGTAGAACTCACGCCTTGGTTTGGCATTGAGCCGACCTTCTCGACTGCTGCGTGAGTCGGGTTCATCTCCTTGATGATGCCGACCAAGGCTTGCGCAGACACTTGGCGCTTTGTCGTCTTACCGCGCTTGATCTCCACAATGGGCATATCCTCAACGCGCTCTAGGACACCATCGACGATCAGAGAGATCGCACCGTTGTTGCCGACATCGATACCAAGCTGTCTAATCATTCTTGACCCCTAAAGACGCAATGCGTCCAGCGATCAAGCGATCTGTTGCGGTTCTGAGCTTCTCAATGGAGGAGACCAAAGGCACAGTATGCCCAGCCACCCATCGAGACATCTGGGCTTGGTCTATGCCAGCCTCACGGCATATATCTGCCATCTTGAACCCCGCCTTTTCAGCGCGTTCTATTATTTCGGTTATGTAGTTCATGTTGAGTATGTTAACCTAGAATTGATTAACTCAACAAGGCAAACAAAAAAAGGGGATGAGTCCTGTCACCCATCCCCTATCAAGGCAACTGCACCTCTTGCGGAGACATAAGGCACAGCCGACAGGGAAACTACACCCTGTCAGGGTCTATTGTATTGGGGTAATAGTTGACTAAACCATAGGGTATTGATAACTTAGTCAATTCATGTATGATTGGGACATCAACAACCGAAGCTAAGGAGCAATCGAGATGAGAGTAATGCACTTAAACAAATACGGTTCTGGCATGACATCCAGAACTGCTTGCGGTAGAAACATACTGCGCACACCGATGTCAGGTAACTGGTCTGAGTTCAAGGCAGATCAGTATCAATGCGCGAAGTGCGCAGCCAGCAAACAAGCAGATTTTTTCACACGCATCGACGCAAAGAAAGAGGTGACAGCATGAGAACACATCAGCAACTCTTAGACGAAATTAAATTGCGTGAGGAGCTTGGTCTGCCACGCATAACGCTTACTGAAGAAGAGCGAATCATGGAATTCGGTGATCCTGATTGGCAGAACCGTGATCCATACTTTCGTGAAAAATCATTAGTAACTATGCTTGAGCAGGGATTGCCAATGTCAATGCACGACAAGCGTACAGCAAAGCGTTACCTCAAACAATTAAAGGAGCAAACAGCATGACCGAAACCCTATACAAATTTAACTGCGAAGTGGAAGGTGTAAAACTCACTTGCCACTTGGAGTACGAACCAGAAGAACTCAACCACGGGGAAGCGCCAGACTTCCCAGCTTGCATGAATCTTGTCAATGCCTTTTGTGGTGACATTGACATCGCCCACATTCTTATGCAGTCCATCGTGGATCACATCTGCGAAGAAGCCCTCACACAACTTAACTCTGAAAGCGAATAATGAAACATCAAAACTACACAGAAAATTTCGAGGTAGATGGACCTTACCAAGACAACAAAATCAGCCTTGTGGATTGCGTCTTTATCTTCCTTGCTGGCGTGTCTGTCGGTGTCATTGCATTTATTTTGATCACAGGAAACTAATATGTCAGTAGAAAAGAAAATTAAAGAGATGGTTTTTAAGTACATCCTCGCTGCCGAAGGCAAAGCACGCATCATGTCGCCACAAGACATCGGTAAACTGGTAAGCGAAGCAGCTCACAAGGGTGCAATGCTTGGTTACGACGCTGGAATGCAGATGGCACGACGCGCTCACGGCAACGAGCTGGAGATCGCAGAGCTGACTGTCAAAGAGTTGACCGAGCGCGTCAAAGAGTTAGAGACACAAATGATTGCGCAGCAATGACTGAAGTCAAAACAAAATGGGTGACACCGCCACCGTGGGTAACGCTACGCACCAAGTGCGAGACCCTTGGCGTGTGTCAGTCCAAGGAAAAAGTGTTCTGCATAAACTGCCCAAGGTTAAAACGCAATGCGAAAAAAAAGTAAATACAAACCCAAAGGTGTCAGACTCGATGCCATGACTTGGGTGATCAATGGCTTTAAGCCAGTCTCCGCTACTGGCAGCGCGGTACTCGATCTAAAGATAAAGAACCATAGTGCCTTGGAAGCGCTCAGGACGGGTCAGGCAAAGCGATATGACATCGACTCCATCCTCTCTGCTCTGAATGTCTCTGAAGCCCTCTCACGCCTTGGCATTGGGCATGAATACAAAGACGAGATAAAAGAAGGTCAGGACGCATTGCTGGAGTTGTCTCGTCGCGGTATCAATCGTGAAGATCGGTTTGTGGCGAAGGCTTCCGAGTTGACAGCAATCAACTATGTCATGGAGCTGCATGACGCAATGCTAGAGATCACCACCATTGGAGAACTAGAAAAGGCACTCGATATGGTAATGAATGAGATAAAGTTGCGAAGGGCGAGAGCCATTGAGGAGAAGACGGTATGAGACAAGCATTAGAACTGGCGCTTGAGGCGTTGCAATTTGCTCTTCATGTAGGGTTTCCTGAATCTAGCGAAAGCCAAATCAAAAAAGGCGAAAAAGCCTATCAGCAACATAGAGCCGCCATCACCGCCATCAAAGAAGCCCTAGCACAGCCAGAAGAAGAAAAACTGCATCCAGTCCACATTGGCGTTGATGTGACAAAAGAAGGCACAGCAGTAACAGCGTTTTACCGCAAGCCTGATGCTGTGATGGAAATGTTTTATTCGCAGTTTCATCCATTGGCACAGCCAGAGCAAGAGCCTGTGGCGAAATTAGACGACCTTGAGCAAGAAATATACGAAAACACACGACAGTTTGTATCGCGTGATGTTATGGAATGGATGCTCAAGCGTTATTACACCACCCCACCACAGCGCAAGCCGCTGACGGATGTGCAGGTGCGTGACATTACAAAGCGGTATGCACTTAGCCTTGCGTTTCCTTATGACAGCAAAACAACACCTGAGATGTTTGCCCGAGCCATCGAAGCCGCCCACGGCATTAAGGAGTAAGACATGACACGACACATAGGAATATCAGTCCCGCACCGCAAGGTTGTGGACGACGACGACATTCAGACCTACAAAAGAGCGTGGGTATCCCTCACCGAAGAGGAGATACACAAGTGCATAGCATACGGCAAAGGAGGATGTGAGATCGAGCAGACCGCCAGAAACATTGAGTTAAAACTGAAAGGGCTTAACTATGATTGAAAACATCCTGACCATTATTGTCTTGCTGGTGATGGGTGCTTTGATTGGACTGGCAGTTATCTTTGCTGTGCTTTACTTCGGACTAGACGACAAATGAGGTCCACCAGAATGCCTAAACTGGTTGCCCTGATCTCTCAGAAGGGTTACACCAGCAGAGAGTTAGCAGACCTCCTGCATTGCACCTTGAGGTCTAGCAGGGATATGCTACAAAAGCTCAAGGAAGAAGGCGCTGTCCATATCCAGTCATGGCGTAGAGCACAAGCAAACGGCTGGATAGCTGTCTGGAGGTACGGCATTGGAGTGGATGCCGAGAAGCCTGAGCCACTAAGCAATAGAGCCAGAATCAAGAAGTGCAGAGAGCGAGAGAGCATTGACGAGAAAGAGTTTCGTCTTGCTCGTCAGAGACAGCTCAAGCGTAAGGTCAAGCGCGACCCGTTAACGGCTGCGTTCTTTGGATCAGTCGAGTAATCCAGCAGGAGCTGGGTAACGAAGTTCTGTCGGTTGTGAGAATGGGCTAAGTCCCTGCTGAAGTCTTTGCATTGCGTACTCTTCAGCTTTCTTGTAAATGTCTTCTGTCGGAGGTTTATTTGCAAGCAGATGGTCTAACTCTTCTTTTGTAAGAGTCGGCACAATCAATGGATACTCAACATTCTTACCGTTCTGGGTGAACTCGCTTGATATTTCAGTCGAGACACCACCAGCAGTATTTGGCAATAAACCAAAGTAACCCTTACCCTTCATGGTGTCGCCACCATGACGAATGCCGTAAGGAGATAACCCCATATTGCCTGAGTATTGAAGTAGTCCTGCCATATCTTTACGGTCCTAAAAGTCCACCGAGTCCAAGACCACCAGTAATTGGAAGTGCTCTCTTTAATGACTCTACCTGAGCCTGTTCCAATGCGTTTGGCATTAAGCCAGTACCGCCAACAGTTCTTGTCAATACCGATGACGCTGGCGCTGATGTGTAAGCCCTTGCAGCCAAGTTTGTTGGCATCGACAAAAGCATATTCAATGGCGAGTATTCCATTGAGCGAGTCGCAGTTCCAGAGTCACCCACGATTGGTCTGAATGCCTGTGCGAACCTTGCAGCCTCATACATTGGTGTCTGGTTAGAGCCAAACACAAAGCCTTGTGGGTCTTTGCGTGTCAGGGCAGACGCTAGATTCAAACCAGATACATTGCCAGACGATGGATTGACAACGCCAGACGCTGTGCGAATGGTCATTAGATTGCGGTAGTTGTTGCGAGCCGTAGCAAACGCCTCTTGCTCTGCCTTGCTGAGTCCAGCAGATAGAGCGTCGTCCACCATTTCTTTTAACTGGAATAAGGCAGAGCCTAACTCACGGTCACCCATTGCGGTAGTCATCTCATTCTTGGCACGCTTACCAATCTTGGAAGACAGGTTTTGCAGTTGTACGCCACTAGCCTCACCCTTCATAGCCAAATCTTGTAACTGCTTGACGAGGACATTAGTCTTTAACGGCTGAGTGGTAAGACCTTCAAAGGCATTGTCCACAAGGTCAATGTTGTTCATAAAGGTCATGCCGTCTACTTTGCGTACATCTGGTGTTGCCACCTTCTTGTAGACATCGCTGATCTGACGCTGTGCCTGAGCCAATACTGGATTGCTCAACTCGTCAGAGTTCACGCCAATGGCTTGAGCTGTGGCGCGGTTTAAGACCTTCTGGTTTTCAGTCTTAATGGTGTTGAATGGTGCTGATGTAAATGGGCTTGACTCCATTCGCGCTTCCATCTGGAGAAGTGATCGTGAGCCTGTCTCTTGTGCTGGCGTAGTCTTGAACCCCATAGCCTTGCCACGCTCTAAGATAGCCTTTTGAGCAGCAGTAAGGGCAGCGCCAGACTCAGGTGCAACAGCGCCTAAGTTAACTCCACCACCAGTAACTTGAGCAGTCGGTGTGGCGCTTACAGTTGCCTGAGCAGAACTAGGAGCACCAGCACCGCCAACGGCAGGAGCTGCACCGCGACCAAATAACAGGTTAGTTATCTTGTCACCAAGATACCCGCCACCAGCACCAAGCGCACCGCCTAAGCCGATCTGCGTAGCCTTTTGCTCCGCAAATGAATCTTGTGGTTCAAGGACGGGCTGTAAGCCACCGCCAACAGCACCAGAGACAGCGCCAGCACGCACAGGTGCAGTTGTTAGTCCAAGAGCCTTAACAGCCGTTGTAGCGGGAATTGCGGTAGCAACAGCACCACCAACAGCGCGACCAACATCAAACTCGTTGGGTTTCATTTGACCCATGCGCCAGTCTTGTTGGTAGGCGCGTTCAGCCTCGCGGTTTATGTCTTCAACTCGTTTGCGCTCTGCTTGCATGAACTTCTCCATGCTAGAGCCAGCAGGTGAAACGGCTTCTAAGCCTCGCGTTAACAGTTGTGCGCCAGCGTCTGGAATGTCACGCAAGCCACGAATAACACCGCCAACAGGAGAAGCCAAAACCTTCTCGGTTACTGTCTTAGGTTGTCTCGGTGCTTGCACGCCTTGCATTGATTGCAAAGCCTTAACGATGTCTTGAGGACTCATTGAGTCTGGAAACTCAATAACTCCTACTTCTGGTACTGTTACTTTTTGAACCATGATAAAACCTTACTTTTGCTCAAGTTGACCAGTTGCAGGGTTATATGTAAAAACCTTTTGCGTTGTGGCTGCTGCTGGCATAGGTTGCTTGTATGAGGAAGACAGATTCTTGTCTGCGCGATCCAACATATCCTCCAGCACCTTAACCTGAGCATTCATTGCGTTCTTGCTTGTTAGCAAACCAGTCCATGAAGATGGGTTAGTTAACTGACGCTCAATGATTGACATATCAGGACCAGTCAAAGCACCCAACTCGTAAAGGTTTTTAACACCCATCAATAACGAGTTGTATTTACCAGCAACCCTTGCACTATCCTGACCGATAGGCATAGGTATGCCAGAGTCAGTAAATGGGATAGGAATGTTTTTAGGTACAACCCACACGCCAGAAGAAAGTTCTGTCTTGTAGTCCTCAATAGCACCACGAAGGTCATTGAGTTGGCGTGATGCCTTCATAAAGGCTTCTGGGGGCTTTGCGCCAGTTCCAGCAATGATTGGTACTGGAGCGCCAGCAACAGGAGGTGCGCCAGCAGGTGCAGCAGCAGGTACTACTTGACCAGTAGTAGCGCCACCTCTTGGAGCGCCACCAGCAGCGCTTGGAGCACCGCCTACACCACCACCACCGCCAACAACATAGTAGCCACCCTCTGCGCCACCAACGACTTGAGGCGCAAGAGTTTGTGCATATGTTTCGCCACCAGCAAGTTTTGACTTATCAATCGCAACGGTTTTACCGCCAAGGCTTTGTAATACAACATCCCGCTTTGGACCGTAGCCACTAAGTGTCTGAAGACGACCAGTATCAAACTGTTGCACCATGATTGGCTTGCCAGTCGTTGCATCAGTCACCTCAAATGGTGCGCCTGATACCTTTTCCATTGGCTTGATTTTTTGAGCCTTCTCAAGATACTTAGATGCCTCTTCAGACATTCCATATCTTTCAGCAATTTTGTATTTATTCATTGCGTCTTGATACAACATATCTTGCTCAGACATTTGTGGCGCTGGCATTCTGACTTGTTGACCAATTAAGTTTGCACGCGCAACGGTAGGACCTGCTGGCATTCCACCAGCAGATATTGCTTGATCTGGTGTAATGGTTGTGACTTCTCCAACAGGTTGTTGTGGTTGAAGTTGTTGTCCTTGCAATGCCTTTCGATAGTCTTCCAAGCGCTTTGCTTCCATTAACTTTTGTCTAGTTATCAAATTCTGTATAGCACCTTGCTGTGCTTGTTGATAACCTTGAGAGCCAGCTTGTAAAGCACCGCCAAGTGCCTGACCTAAAGAGATCGGAGTGCGACTTGGACCGCCAGCCTGTAAGAGAGCTGCTGCTGCTTGCAGCATTGCTTGATTACTGATAGCTTCTTGCTGACCAGCACTTAGATAGTCTTCTAGACCAGTACCACCACCACCAAAGAGTAAACCGCTAAAGTCTTGTGTTGCCATCATTTACCCCTTACATGAAACCAAGTAATCCACCGAGTCCAGCACCATATGCTGCGTACTCTGGGTTAGTCGTTCCACCAATTAAAGAACCTAACTTAGCGCCACCCAAAGCACCACCAAGCGCTGATGTGGCTTGGTTTGTATAAAGTGGTGCTGACTGCGTTCCAGCCGACGGTTGAAGGCTTAATGCGCCCTGAGACACACCAAGTCTTTCAAGTCCTAAGTTGCGTGCTGCATCGAGCTTAGATTGCTCGTACTGCTGACGCAATGCCTCTTGTGACAGACCAAGGTTTTGAGCCTGAGTAAAACCACCTTGGCGTAATTGAGCAACAGCATTTGTCGCATTGCGTAGTGCTGCCTCGTCAACTAATGATCTGGTGACTGCTTGGCGTGTACCGCCAAAGGCTTTGGCTGCTGTGGCTGCTGCACCTTCAGCAGATATTTGACCTTGACGAGCACGCTCTATGTCACCCAAAGTGCCTTGGATAACTTCTTGCTCGTAAGGGTTCATGTACTTCTGAACCATGCCCAAGTTGTACTCAGGGAATGCTGCGAATTGCTTTGGTCCAAGACCAGCAGCCGTTGCTCTGGCTTCTTCTAGGTTGCGTAGATATGCAGCCTTGACATCAGGATCAACGCTAGATGACGATGTGGAAGTTGTGCCACCACCTAAAGCCTTTGCTGCTGTTAAACCAAGGCTTGCTGCCGTCAATGCGTTTTGTGGACTAGCCGTAGCCCAGTTAAGAGCGCCACCAAGCAAACCTGTTTGCGTAGAACCTAGACCGCCAGCAGCAGCGCCTTCAGCAGTTACTGGTGCAACGGCACTTAAAGCAGTTGTTGAGTTCAACGCTGGCACGACTGGAGACAATGGAGGTAAAGCGGTTGCAGTCGCAGCAGGTGTGGCAGCGTTAGCCAGAGCTGTTCCAGCAGCAGAACTTGCTGCCGTAGTGCCAAACGCTGGGAGTTCTGTCGCAATGACCGATCCAGTAGTGACTGGTGAGGAAACTACACCAGCATCTACTACGGCAGACGCTGGGACTGTGCTTCCAGTTGCGTTGACATACGCCCCGATCTCTGGTGCGTAGTAGTAACCAGCAGCCATCAAAGCAGCCAGAGTCCAACCGTTAGGACCAAGCGTATCGCGTACACCCTGATCAATGCTCACGCCAATATCGCTCACGGTGTCAATAGCACCCTGACCAATATCACCTATACCGCTAACTACATCTCCAACGACTCCACCCATATCATCTCCCTTGCTACGCGTTAGCGTAAATAAAAGCCTTCGATCCGTCTAATAGTGATATTTGACATTTCTCAGACCAGCCAAAGGACTTGGCAAATCTTGCAAGTTTGATGTCATCTTCGCGTATCAGCGCGTAGATAGGCTTCCCAATTAAATCCTCAATAAGAGCAAAGTCCCTTTGGCAACCCTTTTTGACTTCAGACGACCATCGCTTAATGTCGATGTGAAACCAAAGAAGACCCTCAAAGAACTCCAAGTAAAAGATGTAATCCTCTCGGATACATACAGGTACTTTTCCCGCCCTTAATTCTTGACTCAATTCTAAGTCACCGCTTACCCATTGCGACAACATCAAAACGGTTAACGCCAACGCGCCAATCGTCTAAGACATCGCCCGTGTATCTAACCTTGACCTGTCTGGCAGCGAATCTCACATCTGTGGGTTGTGACGCTGTATACGGTCCATAAGTCGTCTCAGTCGCCATCGGGTACATCCGAGTCTTGAAGGACACAACGACCTCACCTAGCGTTTGCTCGTCAGGAATGACACGACGCACAGACATGATGTTGTCGCCAGCACCGATCTCGTAAGGACCAGACTCAGCAAATGGGACAGCACCGTCGTAAGTGAATCCAACTTCGTGCTCGTAGATGTAACCATCTGACGAAATCATCAAAGGATTAACGAATACGCCTCTGTCAGTTCCAGCAGTCCGAGCCAAAGAGCCAATAGCCCAATGACCTTCGCGGTAGTTGTAGACGACATAGGAGTCGTTTTCATTGCTGGCGCTAGAAGGGTAAAACCAAATGATCTCACCATACTTGCTGTTGTGTACTGCGTAGACCTTGCTGGCTTGGTTGTAGTTGATATTCTGAAAGATGTAGTCTCCAACATCTGACACCAAGGGCTTGACATAGCCGTCATATATCCAGAAGCCTGACTTAGACATCCAGATGGCTGCGGTGTCAATGGCTGCGACAGCCTGAGAGCTGATAACGCCACAGCCTGATCCAGCCTTCTCAAATGAATAGACATAAGGCAAACCGATATAAGTCGCAGCGTGGACATCAACATCGGTAAACAGAAGATTGATACCCCTGACGCGCTTACCGCATTTCAAAGAGCCGACAGAGTTGAGTTCAAAGTCACCCGCCTGATTGGTAGCAGATGGTGTCCAAGTTGTGTTGTTTTCCTGATCACACCAAGAGACCTTGCGTGGATTGCCTGACGCGCCAAGAGCAAAGACAAATCTTTCTGCTGTCGTCATCACGGCTGCACAGCTCGTTGGTGCATTAGTAATCGCCACAGCCTTTGTTGGCGTGGTAAAGCCTAGTTGCCACTCCAAGAGTTGACCGTCCTTGCTAGAGCACGCAACCAAGTATTCGCCCCATGAATCCATCGTCCAAGTGGTTGCTGGAATGATGTCTCCTAAGTCTGGACGCGCCACACCATAAGAGAAAGAACCGTATGTGCTGTAACCGTAACCAGTCTTTATCGTCGCGTCTGTCGCACCAGTAGTAAAGGTTGTGGGGGTAATGTCCTTGAGAGTTCCCGCCTCATTCATGGCGTAGAGATTCGTAGGCGTGCCAGCAACAATCCATCTTGCATTAGAGTTATCACGCCAAGTCAACATACCACGACTGACACCAGTCATCTGAGAGGTTGACCTCTTACGCCATCCGCCCCAAGGTCTTAGAGTGTTCTCAAACCAACGCACAAGGTTTGAGTCGTACCAGCGACCCGCAGACTGATACTCAGTACCGTTACGGTATACGCCAGCAGGGATTTTGATTGGTACGAGTGCCATAGGGTCTAATT